AGTGGCGTTCCACGCAATGTTGCGCTGGCTGTTGTTAAAGATTCTGGTGCTGTGCAATCGGCTGGTGTGCCTGATCCTGTTAGGGCTTTGATTGCTGGTGGTTATGGTGAAGAACTGTGGCAACGCTTGTGGGCGTTCAGTGCTGCGTGGCTTAGACCAGATACAGATTTGGAACTGGTGCAGATGCTGTGTGAAATCACTGATGAAGAACAGCAGTTGCGTAAGCAGGTGCGTGAACTTGGTGATTGGCGTGATCGTGTGCAGTTGCGCAATCTAGAAAAGATGAAGTTCAGCATGATGTGTTCTTTGGGTTTGACACCTGTTGATCGTTCACGCTTGGGTGCTGTGGCTGTGAAGGTTGAAACACAGATGGAAATGTTTAGAAAGAGTGTGAATGGCAAGCGTTCCAGCCAAGCCTAAGCAAGCGTGGAAGCCTGCGTATGCGACACCACAGCGCAGTGTGATTAGTGATGGTGATGATGTTATTGCTTTTGCAGAATACTTTTTGCGTGTCACCAAAGGTGTGCGTGCTGGTGAACCTTTAACTTTTACTGATTGGCAGCAGTGGCTGTTGCGTGCGTTGCTTGAACGCAATGAACTAGGCAGGTTGCGTTACAAGCGTGCGTTGATTGGTCTGCCCAGAAAGCAAGGTAAATCTTTGCTGGGTTCAGCGTTGGCGTTGTATGGGTTGTTTGCTGGTGAAGCAGGTGCTGAAGTTTATTCTGCTGCTGGTGATCGTCAGCAAGCACGCATTGTTTTTGAAGAAGCCAAGCATCAGATTCAGCGTTCATCTTCTTTGATTAATGAATGCAAGATTTACCGTGATGCTATTGAAGTACCTTCCACTGGTGCTATCTATCGTGTGCTTTCTTCTGATGGCAAACTGGCACAGGGATTGAACCCATCACTGGTGGTGTTTGATGAACTTCATGTGCAACGCAATGATGATTTGTATGATGCTTTGACAATGGGATCCGGCGCACGCCTAGACCCATTAGTAGTTGCTATCACTACTGCTGGTTTTGATTTGGAATCTTTGTGTGGGCGATTGTACCAATACGGTAAAAGGGTTGCTGCTGGTGAAGCCAGTGAAGATCAGTTTGGTTTTTGGTGGTGGGAAGCCAAAACAGATTGTGATATTAATGATGAAAAACAGTGGAAGGTTGCCAACCCAAATCTACCGTTGGGGCTTTTAGATCTTGATGATATGCGTGTGTCTGCACGCCAATCTAGTGAAGCAGCAATGCGCAGGTTCAGATTAAATCAGTGGACACGCAGCCAAGAATCATGGCTACCTGTTGGTGCGTGGGAACAATGCACAGGTGATGCAACCATCAATGCTTTTGATCCTTGCTGGGTTGGCATTGACATGGCTTTAAAGCATGACAGCGTAGGAATCGTTATAGCGCAACCACATGAAGATGGGCGCATTGCTGTGCAGGCAAAAATCTTTCACCCAGATCAAGAAGCAATTGATATTCACGCTATTGAATCCCATCTGCGTGAACTGAACAATGAACTTGAAGTTCAAGAGTTTGCTTACGATCCTGCATTCTTTCAGCGTTCAGCAGAATCACTTTATGATGATGGGCTGCCAATGGTTGAATTCCCACAGTCATCACAAAGAATGATACCTGCGTGTGGTACTGCGTATGAATTTATTGTTGGCAAGAAGATCGTGCATGGTGGTTCACCCATGTTCACTGATCAGGTTTTGTCTGCTGCACAGCGCATGACAGAACAAGGCTGGCGTTTGTCTAAAGGTAAGAGCAGAAGAAAGATAGATGCGTGCATTGCAATGTGCATGGCTATTGATCGTGCAACTAGGCGTTCAAGTAATACGCCTACACCTATGATTGCTAATGTATGGTGATTGCATGAAACTTAAAATAGTTATTGCTGAAGCCATTGGTGTTCTTACTGCTTGCATTGGTGTATTTATGTTCAACATGAAACTTGGTCTTATCGCATCAGGTCTTGCAATAGTTGCAATGATTGAAGCCAACGCATGACCTTGTTTAGAAAAATTGAAGAACGCCAGTTACCGTTCAGTGTTGATCCCACTGGCGTTACTGCTAGACCTATGTACGGTAGTTCTGCTGGTGAAGTAGTCACGCAAGATACAGCGTTCACAAGCACAGCAATTATGTCATCAATTACTTTGCTGGCTGATTCTGTAGCCATGATGCCCCTATACCCATACAAAGAAGTTGGTTCACGCTTAGAGCGTTTGCCAATGCCACTGGTACTGCGTAAGCCCAACGCTGAACAAACCATGTTTGATTTCGTACATCAAACCATTGCCACACTTGCAGTGCATGGAACTTGTTTCATTTATGCACCAAGAGAAGGTGGGCAACTAATTGAAATGCGCAACATACACCCAGACAGGGTTGCCATTACTCTTGATGAAGATGGTGATCGTCAATATGAAATCATTGGTAGCAAACAAACATACAGCAGTGATGTAATCAAACAGATTGATTGGTTGCGTTTCCCTAATCAAATGCGTGGTGTATCACCATTGGAATCTTTGCGCCAGACCATAGGAACATCACTGGCTATTGATCGTTTCCTAGCGCAGTTTTATGGTGATGGCGCAACGCCATCTTCTGTTCTTGAAACAGATAATAATCTTTCACCTGAAGCAGCAGAAGTTCTGCGCAACACTTGGTTTGATACGCACTACAAATCACGCAAACCTGCTGTTCTTACTGGTGGCTTGAAATGGCGCAGTGTTACTGTCAGCGCATCAGACATGGATACCATCAATCACAGAGAAGCAATCGTGCGTGATATTGCTAGGGCTTATCGCATACCCTTGCACATGATCAACGGTAGTGGTGGTGACAGCCAAACATATCAAAATGTTGAATCATCAGGTATTAACTTTCTGCGCCACACACTTATGCCATATTGCAAACGCCTAGAAGATTGCATCAGTGAACTGCTGCCACCACAAGAAAAAGTACGCTTTGACACAAACGAAATTGCAAGAGCAGATCAACTAACTAGGGTGCGTGCGCAGCAATCTATGATCATGTCTGGAACTTTGACACCTAATGAAGCACGCCAGATTGAAGGTAGAGAACCCTACGAAGGTGGCGATCAGTTCATTCTTGGTATTGCTGGCGCACCTGTGGCTGGTGTTGAAGGTGGAGATTTACCAACATTGGGTTCAGATAATCAGGTGGCTTTATAATGCCCTACTACATCAGCGATACACAATCAGATTGTTCAGGCTGGGCAACGATCAAAGCCGACACACCAGAATCAACACCTGAAACAATTGGTTGCCATCAAATGAAAGATGATGCCATTGATCAGATGGTTGCTGTTTCATTATCTGAAGATGTTGAAGCAATGGGTGATTGGGCAACCAGATATATGCACATGGCTTATGCACCAATGACAGATGATGAAGATGAAGATGAAGAAAGGGTTTTGCCTGATAACTACAGACCAGCGTTGGCTGATGATGTGCCTGAAGGTAGAGCCTGTGGCAACTGTGTCTTTTATGATGAATCAAATGAAAATGATGAAGGCAACAAAGCGTATTGCACAAAATGGAAAGACTATGTAGATGGTGCTTACTACTGCAACGCATGGAAACCATATGAAGAAGAACGCCAGATCAATTTAAGCCCACCACAATTTATGCGTGACAATGCAAAGCGTGGTTTGGTGTATCACGCTGAAGGTTTGTCTGGTGATGGCTTGTTGCCACAGACAGTTGAAGATGCACGCAAGATGGCTAGTGGTGAAATCACCATAGATAAATGGCGCAAGATTCCAGCGTGGATTGCAAGACATATGGTGGATTTAGAAGCAGCAGATGGTGAAATCACAGCAGGTGTTGTGGCGCATTTGTTGTGGGGTAGTGGTTCAACAAAACCAGAAGCACAACGCACAATGGATTACGCACAAAAGATTGTTGATCAACTTGATAAAGAACTTGATGCTGAAGAAAGAGCACCAGCACCAGCATCAGATCAAATCATTGGCAGTGATAAAAACCCTGAAGGTTCAGCATCAGATGCAACCAACAACATCACACTTGATGATAAAACTGAAACAGCGTTGGCAAACAAAACTTCTGAACACAACGCAAAGATGAAAGAAGAATCAAAGCCTGATTGGACTTCAGTTACCAATGGCAAACTGCGTGCAGTATGGCGTAGGGGCGCAGGTGCTTTCTCTACCAGCCACAGACCAAACATGACCAGATCACAGTGGGCTATGGCAAGGGTAAATGCGTTTCTTTATTTGTCTGCCAATGGCAAACCACAAAATGAAAAATATATAACTGATAATGATTTGTTGAACACAGGTCACCCAAAGTATTCAAAAAATGAAAGAGATACTGAAATGGAAACAGAAGAAATAATCATTGATGATGAACGCAGTGCAACACCAGTAGTAGAAAACAGATGGGTTGCTGTTGATAAAGGCACACGCAGTATTGCTTTTACTAATCTTGAATTGCGTGCAATGACTGATGGTGAAGATGATTGGACAGTGCGTGGCTATGCAGCAGTGTTTGATTCCCCATCAGAGCCACTGCCATTCACTGAATATGTAAAGCGTGGCGCATTCAAGAAAACTATTAAAGATCGTTCTGATGTGCGTTTGCTTATAGATCACACTGGTGTGCCACTGGCACGCACGAAATCAGGAACGCTTATCTTGACAGAAGATGATAAAGGTTTGTTTATGGAAGCCAACCTAGATCCAGCAAACCCTGATGCAGTGAAGATACGCAGCGCATTGAAGCGTGGTGATCTGTCGCAAATGTCTTTTGCTTTTGAAACAATCAAAGATTCATGGAACGCTGAACGCACTGTGCGTGAACTTAAAGAAGTACGCCTACATGATGTCAGCATTGTTACCTATCCTGCCTATGAAGAAACCAGTGCAGAAATGCGCAATAAACAATTAACTGATACACCAGTTGCTATTGTTCAAACAGTTTCGCTACGCAAAGCGCAAGTTTTGCTGGCAAAAACCAAAGCCGTTAAGTAGCCACACGCTGTCTTTGACACTTTATCAAAACCTGAAAAACCCTAACCAAAGGATTCAAAATGTCATATTCAGATAAGTTGATTGAAAAGCGTGATGCACATCTTGCCAGCGCACAAACAATCGTTGATGCAGCAGAAGCAGAAGTGCGTGAACTGACCACAGAAGAAGATACTGAAATTGCAGTTGCACTGCGTTCAGCATCAGAACTTGATGATCAGATTGCACAGCACAAAGATCTTGAAGCACGCAACGCCAAAGCAGCAGAAATGCGCACGCAGGCTGGGCTTAACGCACCAGCAGTTGTGCGTTCAGAAGTACGCACATACACAAAAGAAAATCGTAGTAATGATTTCTTGGCTGATGCTTTTGCTGCACAATTCAATAATGATTATTCAGCAAAAGAGCGCATTCAACGCCATATGCAAGAAGAGCGTGTAGAACGCCGTGATGTAACTTCAGCGAACTTTGCAGGTTTGGTAGTACCAAATTTTCTCACTGAATTGGCAGCACCTCTAGCCCGTGCTGGCAGACCATTGGCAGATGCAGCACGCAAGCACGCACTACCTACTTCTGGTCTTACCATCAGCATTTCAAAGGTAACTACTGGTTCAAGCACAGCAGTGCAGACAGAAGGTGCAACAGTATCTGAAACGAACATGGATGATACAAAACTGGATATTGACATCAAGACCATTGCAGGTCAGCAAACAGTTTCACGCCAAGCCCTAGAGCGTGGCACAGGTGTTTCTGATCTTGTGATGAATGATCTTCTGTTTGGTTGGAACACAACGCTTGATAGCGCAGTAGTTGCTGAACTTCTTTCTTCAGCAGGTCAATCAGTTGCTTATACTGACGCTTCACCCACAGTGAAGGAACTGTACCCAAAGATGCTTGATGCAATCCAGAAGGTACAAACCACCTACTTTGGTCAGGTCAATGCAATTGTGATGCACCCACGCAGATTGGCGTTCATCATGGCAGCTTTAGATACTTCTGATCGCCCATTGGTAGTACCAGTGCCACGCAGCGTGAATGGTGTTGCAGCAGGTTCTGGTGCTGTGTATGGCAACAGTGGATATGAGATGTTTGGTTTGCCAATCATCACTGATGCCAATGTAAGCATTGTTCAAGGTGCTGGAACTAACGAAGATACAATTTTCATTGGTTCACTGAATGAACTTCATCTTTGGGAAGATGGCAATGGTGCGCCAATGTACCTACGCTTTGATCAACCAAAGGCTGCTGAACTTGATGTTCTGTGTGTTGTATATGGATACGCTGCTTACACAGCAAATCGTTACCCTAACGCATGGGCAAAAATCGGTGGTACAGGCTTGGTAACACCTACCTTCTAATCCCCACACCAGTTGATGCTGGTGGGTTTCATTGGACACGACAACCCACCAGATCAACACTGGAAGATTGAAAACATGAATCAACCAATTATTGAATCATTGCTGACAGAGCGTGCAGGATATGTCAAACGCAAGTTGGCAGATCGTGTGAAACAAGTTGATGCTTCATTGCGTGAACTTGGCTATGAACACAAATACTTGACAGACATTGAAACAGCAACTGCTGAACCTGTTGTTGAATTGGCTGCAAAGCCTGCAACTAGGAAGCGTGCAAGCAACTAACAATGGCTATCACCAATGGGTATGCAACACTGGCTGAAGTTAAAGCAGCGTTGCGCCTAACAGACAGTACAGATGACACGCTGATAGAACAGGCTATTGAAGGTGCTTCTAGGCGCATTGATGGTTACTGCAACAGATGGTTTTACAAGACCAATGCAACAGCAGTGAAGTTATATCCTGCAACCCTGTATCAAGTTGGCACAGATGATATTGCTGATTCATCAGTTGTGGTCAAAATTGATAGTGCTGCTGATGCAACTTTTGCTACAACATGGACACAGAACCAGCAGTACCAGATTGAACCTTTGAACGCAGTGATCACTGGCAAGCCATACAGACGCATTGTGGCTATCAATGGCTACCAGTTCCCTGTTGCTATTGATAAGCCACTGGTGCAATGCACAGCGCAGTGGGGCTGGTATGCAGTACCTAGTGATGTAAAGCAGGCTTGCATTCTTTTATCTATTAGGGGCTTTGCCAGATTGAACGCAGCTTTGGGTGTTGTGGGCTTTGCTGATATGGCTGTGCAGGTGCGTGCTGTTGATCCTGATGTGCGTGATCTTCTGCATACCTTCAAACTAGAAGTGGTTGCCTGATGGCAACTGTGGGTGCAGTGGCTGCTGGATTAAAAGCACGCTTGGCTACTGTGGCTGGTTTGCGCACCAGCAGTTACCAGCCTGAACAATTGAACCCACCATTTGCATACCCAGCATTGAACAGCGTTACTTATAACAGAACTATGGGTGGCAGCAATTCAGTATCAACAATGGATTTCACCTGCCATGTTGTAGTTGGGCGTTGGGTTGATCGTGTCGCAAACTCTTATCTTGATGATTTGCTTTCACCCAATGGTGCATCATCAGTGAAACTTGCATTAGAAGGTGACAAAACATTAGGTGGTGCGTGCAGTGATTTAGTTGTAAATAGTTCTGCAAACATCAGCGCACTAGAACAAGATGATGCAGAATATCTACAGATCAGTTTTCAAGTAACTGTGTACACACAGTAGGAAGAAAGAAACATGACCACATATAAAATCATTAGTGATAATTGCACACTTGGTAAAGTAGGCGCAACAGTCACTGAATCAGAACTAGATGGGTTAAACTTACAAGCGTTGCTTGATGGTGAACACCTAGAAGCAGTTGGTGTAAAAGCCAAAGTACAAACACAACTGGAAGGTGAATAGTCATGGCTGTTCTTGCTCTTACTGATGCCAGCATCACAATAAATAGCGTTTCATTAGGTAGTAGATCCAATAGCATTTCTTTGAATTACGAAATTGATTCAATTGAAGTGACAGCGTTTGGAGATTCTGGGCATAAGTTTCAAGGTGGGTTACAGAACCTTTCATGTGAAATTGCGTTGATGCAAGACTTTGCAGCATCAAATGTTGAAGCAACCATTTATCCTTTGGTGGGTACAACAACAATACTTGCAATCAAAGCAACTTCTGCTGCTACATCTGCAACAAATCCGTTATACACAATCACTGGTGCGTTCTTAGCAGCGCACACACCTGTTGCTGGTGCTGTTGGTGAATTAGCAATGACAACGCTTAGTTTCACTGGTGGAACAGTTGTAAAGACAACTTCATAAAAAAAAGAAAGACAGCAACAAATGAAAATGGCAATGACCGTAAAAACAACTGACGGTACAGAAAAAATTGTTGAAGCACAGTTTGCAGATTTTGTTGCGTTTGAACGCACATGGAATCGCAGTGTTTCAAACTTTGCAACAGAACTGCGTTTAACTGATATTGCGTGGTTGGCGTGGAGATCAGAAACACGCAACAAAAACACAACATTGGTTTTTGATCCTGAATGGTTAAACACTATTGATACAATTGAAGTTGTTGATAATGCAGATGAAGGTTCATCAAGCCCTTTGGACATGGAAGCGCAATAGCAAGATTGGCAATGATCTGTGTTGAAACAGGCATTGCACCTAATGTGCTTTTAGAACAAGAATCAACATATATAAATGCTATGCACGATTACCTTTTGTGGCGTAGCAAGCAACACCAACGCAAGTAAAGTATTGACATGGCGCAACTGCAAGTTTCACAAACAATGGTTCATGGTGTTGCGCCAGTGTTGCAAGCATTGAAGCAGTTAGAACCTGAACTGTACAAAGCCATTAGTGCTGATCTGAAAAACAAGGCTGAACCCATGCGTGCTTATGTGGCTGCTGGTTTCCCAGATAAGCCATACCCAAGTTCAAGCACTATCAACTGGACTAAATATGGGCGTACCACTAGGGGCAGAAAATCACCCAATAGTGCTGGTTCATCTTTTCCAAAGTATGAAGGTAAGAAAGCACGCAAAGGTGTAACAGTTGTTGTGGGTGGGCGCAAGGTTAGGCGCACCAATTCATACCCCATTCTGCGTATCAAACAATCTGATGCTGGTGGTTCTATTTATGATCTGGCAAAGAACGCAGATAAGAACAGCCAGTTTGTAATGAACCTTGCCAAGTCTGGTGATCCTTCCAGAGTTATGTGGCGCAGAACTAAAGCCAGTTATCCAATGGTTGAAAAAGAAATCACCAAAGTTATTGATGACATTGGTAAAAGGTTCACTGCTGAAATTGCTTCTGAAACTGATCGTAGAAATGCACAATCAGTGCGTGCTGGTTCACAGGTGCGCACAGCGTTGGGCAGATTTGGAAAGGCTTTCTAATGGCAATCGTTGTACCAATCATAAGTTCTTTTGATAATAAAGGTATTTCAAAGGCTCTTGCAGATTTCAAAAAACTTGATGGGGCTGGGCAACGCAGTGCATTTGCATTGATGAACACAAACAAAGCAGTGAACACAGCAGCAAAGAACTTTGCAAAGTTGGGTGCTGTTGGTATTGGTTTGGCTGGTGTTATTGGTGGTTCATTAGTCAGGGCTGCGTATGAATCACAAAAGGTGATGAAGCAAACTGATGCGATTATCAAAGCCACTGGTGGTGCTGCTGGTTTAACTGCTGATCAGATTGGCAAACTTTCTACCAAGTTGTCATTGCAGACAGGCATTGATGATGAACTGATACAAACCAGCATGAACTTGTTGCTTACTTTCAAACAGGTACGCAATGAAGTTGGTGCAGGTAATGATGTGTTCAACAGAGCAGCGCAGGCTGCTTTGGATTTGGGCAATGTTTTTGGTTCTGCTGATGCTGCTGCAAAGATGCTTGGCAAGGCTTTATCTGATCCAGTTAAAGGTGTATCTGCTCTTGCTAGGGCTGGCGTGAACTTCAGCCAGCAACAAAAAGATCAAATCAAAACACTGGTTGCTTCTGGAAAATCACTAGAAGCACAGAAGTTGATTCTGAAAGAAGTTGAATCACAGGTTGGTGGTACTGCTGCTGCTGGCGCAACTGGTTTTGATCGCATGAAAGTTGCCATTGGCAATGTGCAAGAAAATCTTGGTGATTTGCTTTTGCCTGTTGTTGAAAGATTTGCTAATAGCGTTGTTGATAATGTGTTGCCTGTTTTGGATTCTTTCAAAACAATTGTTGGTGATCAGGGTATTGGTGCTGGTGTTAATTTCTTGGTTGGTTCTGTTCTTAATGGCATTACTAATCTTGGTATTTTTGGCAAGATAATCATTGGTGTTACTGCTGGCATTGTGGCATTGAATGTTGCCACTGGTATTTACAAAGCCACCATGATTGCGTTGAACATCATCACTACTTTAAGTAGTGGATCGTTGTCTTTATTGATTGCCAGACTTGGGCAAGCAAAGATTGCCATGCTTGCAGCAGGTGGTATCACTGCACTGCTTTCTTTAGCAGCAGTTCTGTATGGAACCTACGCATCACAAAAAGCAAAAGCAGCACAGAAAACAATTGATTTCACTAATGCGCTGCTGTCAGAAGGCACAGCACAAAGCCAAGCCTTCAAAGATTTGACACGCAACAATTCACAGATGCAAATTGCTGTTGCAGCATTAGGTGACATGGGTATCAAGATGTCTGATGTTACAGAGTACACAACCAAAGGCACTGGAAAGTTCAAACCTTATGTTGATGCTCTTACAATTTTGGAAAGCACAACTGGTACTACTCTTAATAAACTTGATGCTTACGCCAAAGCAGTTGGGGTGGCTGCTACTGCGACAACATCTGCTGGTGGGTCAATGTCATTTGGCTTGTCAGAGTTTGCAAACATGGCAAGAATTGCTAGGGGCGAAACAACATTGACAACAACAGCAATGGCGTTGTTAGGCAAGATAGGTATCACAACAGCAACTGGTGTGAACACAGTTGCCAAAGTTGTTGAGACAGCAGCACAAAAGTTTGAAAAGTTTAGTAGTGCTTTGACCAGTGCAACCAACAGCAACAAATCTTTTACTTCTGCTGTTAAGGCTGCAAAAGATGCACAAACTGATTTGACTACAGCCACACAAAATGTTCTTGCTGCACAAACAAAACTTAACCAGATTTCTGCTGGTTATGGTGCTGGTTCTTCACAAGCATCTGAAGCCCAAAAAGAATTGACACAAGCCCAGCGTGATGCAGAGCGTGCAGGGTATGCACTAGAAAACGCAAACTTTGCTGTAACAGATGCACAACTTGCTTTGACAGAAGCACAAGCCACTGGTGATCCCACTAAGATCAGGCAAGCACAGATTGATTTGGCTGAAGCAAAACTAAGCGTTAAAGATGCTACTGATGCTGTAACCACCAGCACAAACAACATTGCTGCTGCACAAAAGATACTAAATGAATTAGTTAATGGTGCAACCACAGAATCACAGACATACAAAGATGCGTTGATTGATTTGCAGAAAGCCCAGAAAGATGAACTTGATGCTATTGATGCTGTCAGTGAAGCCAAGTTGCGTGAACTTGAAGCAACTAAAACATTGGCAAAAGCAAATCTGTTGTTGCAACAATCACAAAAGAAACTAACGCCCAAGCAAATGAAAAAAGCGTTAGCAGATATTAATGAATTGAAAGTTGCTGCAATTGTTACACAGCCAACTTCTAGTTCTGGTGCTGGCAGTTCTAGTTCTTCTACTGGTGGTTTTGATTTCAGTGGTATTGATTTCAGTGGTATCAACATTGGTGGTTTCCCAATGATGGCTTCCGGAGGGATCGTGACAAAACCAACGCTGGCTTTAATTGCTGAAGGTGGTGAATCAGAAGCAGTTATACCTTTGTCAAAGTTGGGTGGTATGGGTGGTGATGTTTATAACATCACGATCAACAGCAAGATTGCAGATAACAGTTTGCCTGATTTGTTGGTTGCTGAACTGCGCAAGTTCAATAGGCGTTCTGGTGCTATAGATATTCAGGTTTCATAATGGGTGGCTTGAATGACATTGGTACATACAAAGTTGAACTTGATGCTGGATTTTTGCAAGATGTGTTCACACTTGATGATGCTGTGCTTGGTGTTCTTGATCAAGATTTTTTAGATGGTTCAACAACTTTCTTTGATGTCACTGAATATGTAGTTGCTGTTTCTATTAAGCGTGGGCGCAGTAGCCAAGATGCGCAGTTTGGCGCAGGTACTTGCAGTATCACCATTGATGATTTGGTTGGGCAAGATAAGTTCAGTGTTGCTAACAGCGCAAGCCCATATTGGAATGTTGATCGTGGCAGGCTTGGCTTTGAACCACGCAGGGGCATTAGGATTTCTAGAAACAATGAATATATGTTTGTTGGTTTGATTATGCACTACAACACAGAGTTCAGCATAGATGGTCACAACATGGTGAACATTGAAGGTGTTGATGCTTTCTTGAATCTTGCTACCACTACCTTCAATGGGTTCACACCACCTGCTGAATTGTCTGGTGCAAGGGTAGATAGGGTTTTGGGATTACCTGAAGTTGCGTTTCCTACTGTGCCTGCACCTGTGATTGCTGCTGGTGTTGCTAATTTGTCTGTGACACCTATTGAAACGCAAACACCATTGGCGTATTTCAACAGTTTGATTCAAGATGCTGAACAGGGCAGAATGTATATAGATCGTGATGGTGTTTTGTATTGGGAAGCACGCACACCACAATCAACAGATTCATCACCAACCATTATCTTTGGTGATGATCCTAATGACATTACACACATTCCATATTCAACACTAGAAGTGATATTTGAATAGGTGATGAAATGGTAGTAAGAAAGCAATCAATCAGACCTGATTCAATCATAAATGATGTCAGCATTATTGTTGCGCCTACTGTCGCAGAACCTGTGCCTGTGGTGCAAACTGTTACTTCTGTGGAATCACAAACCAACTATGGCGTACAAAGCATCACCATTGAAGAATCACCATTAGCCACCAACAATGATGCTGAAGTTCTTGCTACATACCTGATCCGTAGCGAACCTAACTTTTGGTTCACAGGTTTATCAGTGAATATGCACGCATTGTCAGCACCAGAACGCAACGCTGTTTCTACTCTTGATATTGGTGATTTTCTTGGGGTGGTCAAATCGTTTCAGTTTGGTACGCCACCATTGGTGCAGAAGAATGTTTATGTGGAAGGCATCAACCACAGGATCAGTAACACTACGCACACCATTGAATTGTTTTTTTCACCTGTGGGTTATTCACAAGAATGGGGTGACATCACACCAACTTTGGCATGGGAAGATGTACCTGCTGGTATAACATGGTCTAATCTGATATGGACAATTCTTTAAGGTAAGCATGGCTGGCACAACAACAAACTTTCTAATTCCATACCCAACTGCAACTGATTATGTAACTGATGGTGCTACAGCCATTCAAGCGTTGGCTGATCAGGTTGATGCTGCCATGTTCACTGGTGCTTCTTCAGGCAATCTTTTGATTAATGGTGCTATGCAGGTCACACAGCGCAGTGCTGTTGGCACACCAGTTACAGGTTTGACAGGTACTGCTTACAGCACTGCTGATATATGGGAAACTGCTATTACCACTATGGGTACATTCACCCAAACAACTATTGCCAGCGCACCATCTGGTTCAGGATTTGTGAACAGTTTGAAACTGGCTTGCACAACTGCTGATGCTTCACCTGCTGCTGGTGACAACATTATTTTGCGCCAGAAACTTGAAGGACAAAATGTGCAATCAGTGCGCAAAGGTACTGCATCAGCAAAAACATTAACGCTGTCTTTCTGGGTGGCTGCTTTCCAAACAGGTACTTTCATTGTTGAACTTGTTGATACTGACAACAGCAGATCGTGCAGTAAGTCTTACACCATAAATGCCAGCAATACTTTTGAATATAAAACAGTTACATTCCCTGCTGACACAACAGGTGTGTTCACTAATGATGCTAATGAATCTTTGCAGGTGAACTGGTGGCTTGGTGCTGGCACAACTTTTACTTCTGGCACGCTTGCTACAACTTGGGGTGCAACTGTTTCTGCTAATCGTGCTGTTGGTCAAACCAACTTGGCTTCATCAACTAGCAATACTTTCTTTCTTACTGGCACACAACTTACTGTTGGTTCTGTTGCTACACCATTTCAATTCAATTCTTTTGCTAATGATTTGCGTGATTGCCAACGGTATTACCAAAGGATCACATCAAGTGGTGGTGATAACACATTTTGCGCAGGTATGTTCCTAAGCACTACACAACCAATTGGTTCTTTCAACTTTCCAGAGATGAGAGCAGCACCAACATTCAATTTTTCTAATGGAACATATGATGTTGTTACTGCTGCTGTTGCACCAGCCTGCACTGGCATAACTGGTTTCAATGCAACAAGATCAACTGCACAATTGGGTGGTACAACTAGTGGTGTTGTAAATGGTGGTGGAACTGTCTATCGTCTTGATAGTGGTTTTTTTGATTTGAGTGCTGAATTATGATGTACAAAACTTTTTTAGATCCGTTTGGAAAACCTGCAAACGCAATCATACGCACTGATGATGGTGCTTGTATTCCAATGGATATAGATAATGTTGATTTTCAGCAATATCTTGCGTGGGTTGCTGAAGGTAACACAGCAGAAGAATGGACAGGTGAATAATCATGGCTGGTTTAGGTGCGAGACTTTTTCCTTCTAACACGGTATTAACATCAGCGCAGGTGAATGGCTATTTAATGGATCAAGCCATTATGCGTTTTGCTTCTGCAACTGTGCGTGATGCAGCGTTTGGTGGTGCTGGTGAACCAACACTTGCTGAAGGTATGTTCTGTTATCTTGATGATACTAATGTGTTGCAGTCATACACAGGTTCAGCATGGGTAAGTATTGCAAGTTCATCAGCACCTACTGGATTAGATCTTATTAGTACAAGCACAGGCACAGCCACGCCACGATTGAACAGCCCATCATGTTTCAGCAGCACCTACACTAATTACCGTGTTGAAGTAGATAACCTGACGCACACCACAGCAAACAACTTAATTATGCGTTTGTCTATTGGTGGCACAGACACATCAGGCAGCGCATATTACACCCAACGATCAGAAGTTAATGCAAGCGCAGTTTCTGGTGTTTCACTAACAGCATCATCAGCAATCTTCCCAACATACGCAAACAGCAGTGCAGGTTCATTTGTCACAATTTCATTTGATGTGTTTCGCCCAAATGTTGCAAGCCCTACAACTGTCGCAGGTCAAGCATCAAGAGTTGATGGAACAACAACGCTGTACGCAGTTTCGTTTTCAGGTTTGCAATCAGATAGCACAGCGTTTGATGGCATCAGCCTTGTTGGCAACACTGGCAACATTACTTGTGTGATGCGTGTATATGGCTATCGGAATTAGTTGTGAATGAAATAGCAGTTGCTGTTATTGGTATGGCTGGTGCGTTGATCGTGGCTTTGGTTGAAACTTCACGCAGGCAAAACAATCGTGACCACGCAACAAATTCAGACAAACTAGATAGCGTGATAACCAAGATAGATACGATAGATGGCAGACTAGGCACACACATTGATTGGCACGCACACAAAGATAAATAATCTGCGCTGGCTTATCTTCATACCAGTAGCCCTACTTGCGTTCTTCAGCACCCACGCA